GGGATTGGCTGTGCCATACTGTTTTGTCATGGCCGCCTGAATGCCGCCGATGGCAAGCTGAATCTGTGCCATGCTGCCACTCTGAAGGGCTTCGTTGAATCCGTCAATGACGTTCTTCGGCTGTGTCTGAAGGTACTGGGCGAGTGCCTTGTAGCTGTCCTCTCCCCCTGCCATCTTGACGACTTCGCCGACGAAGCGGTCTGCCATGGCGTCAAGACCTGCGAGGTACGCATCCACCATCTGCTTGGGATAGCCCGCCTTTTCGAGGGCGGCGAGGGAATCCGCGCTGAGACTGCCTGTCTTGTCGTACTCATCGGCGAGTGCGTCGAAGTCCAGTCCCTTTGCAGTGAGCTCCTTCTTAATGGTTTCATCCGTCTGCTTCTGGTTGGCAAACTCCTGCTCTACCTCGGCTGCGCTGTCCTGTGGCTTCTCTGCCTCCTCCTGCGGGGTGTCCTTCGAGGCAGTCGGGTCTGGCATAGGGACTTCGGGCTTTTGTGTCTCCACAATCGTTCCCGTGGTGGTTTCCTGCGTGGTAGACACAAGGTCAGGGGTCTGCTTCTCCTGTGTCTCGGTGTTCGTTTCTGCCAATGTTGTTGTCTCCTTTCGTTACTGCTGCCCCTGCATCATCTGCGGGGCGACCTGCTGCGCCATCTGCATCTGCATGGCTTGCTGCTGTTCCTGCTCAATCTCCTGTTGTGTCTTGACGACGGAGGAAGCGTCGATGCCAAGGGCTGTGGCGATCTGGTTGAGGATTTCGTTCTGCTTGACAGCGGTCTGAAATGCTTCAGGGAATACCTGTGCGTAGCGGATGAAGGTATCCAGTTTTGCAAGGTCATGCCCCCGCCCCAGCGCTTCGATGCCCGTGGTAATGGTGGGCTCTACGCCCTTCGCACCCTGCGGCAGATTCGGGATTGCCCCTGTGCCTGTCATTTGGTTCATGAAGCGACGCACAAGTGGCAGCTGAAGTTCGTGAGCAAGGATGCTGTAGATGTTGCCAACGGTGTCCTCTAGCTCTCTCGCGACGTAGCGTATCTCCTCGGCGGTGACGCGCTCTGCGTTGCGCTGCACGGCACTGTTGAGAAGGAACGCGTAGCTGAGGCGTGCCTCGATGCTCTGAATGGCGGTGGTGGTGATCTGCAGGTCACTGGTCTTGTTGATCTGCAAGGCTTGGATGTCCTCAAGACGCCCGCGCACAAAGTCACCTGCGTTTGCCTTTTGCAGCTCGCTGATGCGTGTCATGGAGTTGGGGTTCACCAAGAAGATGATGTTGCTGGCGATGGCTGCGACTTCGGCGACGGCTTTACTGAGAGCTTCCAGTGTTTTGAGGTCGCCCAAATACTCATCGACAAAGCTGCGCCCGTAGGATTCGCCGTCCATCTTGCGTAGGCGCAGCGGTATCCATGGGGAGGCGTCTTTGGGATAGGTCTGTTCGCTGCCCCCGATGATTGCTCCGTTGATTTCCTGATAGGACTGGTAGCTCTCACCGTCAAGGTAGGTGTGCGTATAGACATCTATTGCCTTGTGCGCCTCTATGTTGTCTCCATCCACGCACCGCTGCGCCTCAGGCGGGAGTGCGCCATAGGCGATGCTTTCCTTGGTGACGATCTCGATGGTATTCCCGATGCCGTCGCGTGCGATGACGTACTGGTTGAGACGATAGAGTTTCATCCCGCCTTCTTTCGGTGGCAGGAACAAGAGGACGTTCCCCGCAAGGATGAGCTGGGTCATAGCCTCGTTCATGGTGACACGCATTTGATGCGATTCCATGTACTGTGTGATCTGCTTTTCGATGCTCGATAATGCAGCTTCCCATTCCTGCTGTGTGGCAGGGTCGCTTGCGAGCTGCGCCTTGATGTCGTCCCCCAGAGACAAACGAAAGAAGGGTGCGTTCGGCGGGAACAAGGCAAGCATGAGTTTGCTTGTGAGGTTGTTGACGCCACGCGCCCCGATGCTCTGATAGGGGGTGTCATACTTGGTGCTGCTCGAATCGGATTCTTTCGGGAATGCCATGGGGATGGTGAGCTGGGCGCATTTCTCTGCACGGTCGGTGTAGGGTTTGCGTGTGCTCTCCATCTTCTGGTAGAGCTGTCGGGCGGTTGTTGTCCGCTGCTCGGTGCTCATAGGTTCAGCCCCGTGCTGTTCACGGACGGGATGAGGAGGGAGCTCTTACCGCCTCCCCTGCGCTTTTTCCGCTGCTGCGCATCCCCAATGCTCCCACTGTCTCCCTCTCGCTCCATTATGTCGGAGGGTGGTGCGGGAGCTGCGGCGGGGGTACTTGCAGCACGAGCTGCGGCTTCCGCGTCGGATGCTTGTATCTCTCTTGCGCGGTTGCGTACTTCACCCCATGTACCTAAACCACTACGCCCCTGTTGGTCTTTGAATCCATAACGCCCAAACATCATGCGGCCTCTCATCCCCATTTGATACGGTGTGTATCCCATTTCACTGGCTGCTCTAAGCATATAGGATTCACTTGGTGCTCCCAATGGACATTCCTCCTTTCTTCCTTACAAGTTCAGTCCTGTGCTTGTTGTGTCTATACTGCGCGGCTGTATCATAAGCTGCTGCTTTCCACGCCTCTTTTTCTTTACTGCGTCGCTGCTCTCGCTCTCCATCGAAGCACTGTTTGTCTGCGGTGCGGGTGCTGCGGCGGGTGTAGGTGCGGGTGCGGACACAGGCGCACTCTGATAATGCTCGTGCCCGCCCCCAAAGATGCGGGAGACACCACTAAAGACGCTGCCAATGGCGCGTGCTACTCCTCCCATTAGTTACCTCCTCTGTAGATGTTCTCTGTCGGCACAAGAAGATTTTCGATGCCCTTGCGCCTCCTGAATGAATCACTGCCACCCATGATGGGGGCGTCGGGCGTGCTGCTCTCGGTCTGCTGTACGAGGTCACGCCCTGTGATGGTGGGCTGCTGTATGCTTGCCTGAGGGATGGAGGGGCTGAAGATGGTTTTGAATATCTTACCCACGAATCCCATCGTGTTCCTCCTGCATGGTCTGAATGCCCTCAAGTGTCTCGATGATGGCGTTCACCCCTAAGAAGGAGCCAAGGATGCGCTCTGCCGGGGTATTATCATCATCCTCAAGATCATACAAGAGGTTCGGCAAGCTGAATCGCTCGCGCAGGTAGACACAAAGCTCTTTGGAGACATACGGGATGTCTCGCTCACTGTTATCCTTCATAAATAGCCTCCTTTACATAGGTACTACATTCCTGACTGAAGCCACACTTTTTGTAGCCGTTGCCAATCAGGTCATTGTTTGCTTGAAACATGTTGCCGCTGACGATAAGGTCTGCCCCATAGCGATCGGCGATCACGTCAAGTTCTGCGATGGCCTCGCGCTGTAGACCCACGACGCCGGGGGCTGCCAAGACAAAAAGTTCGGAGACGACACGCCGCGATGTCCACCAAGGGACGCCAACGTCAAAGACGAGGATGCCCTGAAAGATGCCGCGCTTGTAGAACTTTGCGACCATGCCACTAGAGCTGAGCATAAAAAGAGCATGGAGGGCATAGTTGATGTCTCCATGCGTCCGCATTATCCACGAGATGTCACCGTGCTCCTGCCACGCAAGGAGGCGGGCTTTTATCATGCTCATCTCGCTCTCGGTCAGCTGTTTGTAGATGGCGTCCATAGCTTCACTTCTTTCTTTTTGAAATCGTAGTCACTGGCTCTGAGGATGCGGGCGACACGCGCCTGAATGAGCGCATCATGCGCGGTAAGTCCCTGCTTCTCAAAGGCTGCGACGACGGCGTGCCATGAGCAGTCTTTGTCTAGGATGCGGGCGGCGTTCACTGCACCGATCTTTGGGCATCCGCTGTAGCCATCCACGGGGTCGCCTGTGAGGGTCTGCATGAGGAAGTTTTTGTCTGCCTCCTCCTCGGTGATGTATTCGTAGATGTCACGCAGGAAGTCATAGTGCCAGCCCGCAAGCGTCCGCATGTCTTTGTCGCCACTGAGGATGATGCACTGGTCTTTGTTCTGCTCCATAGAGGAGAGGATGCCGATGCAGTCGTCTGCCTCCAAGGAGGGACGTGTGTAGGTCTCCCCCTCCTGCTCCATCCATGCGACAAGTTTCCAGTAGCAAAGAGGCTTTTGTCCTTTGCGGTTCGCCTTGTAGGTGGGCAGGATGCGCCGCCGAAAGTTGTCCTCGCGGTCAGACAAACACAGGAGGATGTCATAGTCCCCCGTGTACTGGTGGTGCTTTAGGGCTGTCTCTACGATGCTGTCGAGGCGTTCGACAAAGTTTGCCTTGACCTCCTCGAAGTCGGCAAAGTAGCTGCTGATACCGCTGTCCCATTCTGCCTCATGGGTGGCTGATGCACAGGAGGCAAAGGCGACCATATCGGCGTCCACAAGAAGTTTTAGCCGCATAAGAGTACCACCACGACGCCGCAGAGGAAGTAGCCGAGGATGAAAAGGGTGGCGTCATTCGGTCGGATGGGCATGGTCGTCCTCCATTTCTGCAAACTGGACACTGTAAGTCGGGATGGTGGCGACGCGTGCGCCGCATTCGTCGCAGTCGAGGCTGTAGTCGGGGCTGTCTGCTGTACGCCGCATGATGAGTGCGCGTCTACAGCACACTGGGCAGTGGAGTTCAAAGTAGGGTTTCATTCTGCATTTTCCTTTCGTACATAGAGGCCACAGCGACACGCCTTCATTTCGCGCATGTAGCGGCAAGGGCAGATGGTGTCCTCACTGTGGGTTGGCAAGCAAGGGCAGTAAGGCGCACCGAAGCGCGTCTGGTTCATGCCCAGTTTTTCAAGGGTTGACATCACATGGTATGTCTTGGGGTTGACGCGCATCCCATAGCGGGCGGCGTTCGCCTCGGGTTCGTAGGTGCTGTTGTAATCAGGTGTCTCAGGCATGGAAGTCGCAGCTCCTTTCGTTGCACATGGCACAGTTTGCTTTGACATGACAAAAGATTTCAGGGCAGAGGAGGCACAGCTCGTTATGCAGCAGCTGCGCAAGTTTTCGATGTTCTTTACTCGCTCGCTTGCACAGGCGTTTGGGGAGGTATTCATACCATGCCCGAAAGTTTCCTGTGACGACGAAGCGATAGAGAGCAGCCTTGGGCAGGACATACGCGGCGTCCTCGGGACGGATGCCGTCGTAGATCAGCGCGTTGTAGAACGCCATGGTCTTTTGATTGTAGTGGTCGATGCGTTCGATGCCCCTGCGCTCCATACCACTAAGAGTGCTCCCCCTACTGCTCTCCACGGTGAAGGAGAGGTGGCGATGCCGCGTCATTTGCAAGAGAACGGTGAGACTGCATGTCACATGAAAGCTGGCACTGGCGTGCTCTAAGACAGAAAGATGCCCTGCCTTGAGGATGTGCTTGACGGTGGCGTCGGTCGCCTCTTTCTGGTAGCACTGGCTGATGGCGGTCTTGATAACGCGCAGTGGTTCAGGTGTGCTGGCGATGGGTTTAACCTTTGGCACGGCGGCGTACCTCCTCCCCATGCTCTTTTGTCTTGAGGTCTACGGGATAACCGCAGGTGCACTCAACACGGCGCAGGGCTGTGCCATAGAGGCGCAGGAGAGTTTTGCCGCAGCGCGGGCAGCGCAATTCGCGTTTAATCATGTGCATGTTCCTTTCATAACGCAGAAAATTGAGCTTCAAGATCTTTCAGTTTAGCTTGGCACGCCTCATTTATTAAGATGTGAAAATCATCTGTTAAAAAACCTCGTACCTCCTTACCTACTATATAAGTGGTGGAAGTGTGTAAGGCATTTTGGATGTCCTTCACATTGGAGATTTCATCTAAAATAAACTCAGCTTTTCGATATGTCTCTATTGTCATAAATCATCCCTCCTAATGACAGTCTGCCCAGTTCTTTCCAATCTTGCCTTCGGTGTCGAGCTGCATCCGAAAACCCAATATCTCTTGTGTCTTTCGCATGGCGGCTTGCGCCGTGGAGACAACAAGCTGTGCGATCTCAGGGGTGCGGCAAGCGCACTGAAATTCGTCGTGTATCCACGCCATGAAGGCATAGTCGCCGTCCCAGCCATGCCGTAAGCCCTGCTCGTAGAGCATCTGGTCGGTGAGGACAATCCACTGTTTGCAGATAATTGCACCTGCGGATTGTAGGAGCAGGTTGAGCGCACTGTGGGGGCTTCGTACATGGAGAATCCTCCCGTCAAGTCCGCGCAGGTAATGGCGTTTCCAGCGCACGACTTTTCCGTGCTCGGTCTCGACAAGGGTGTTCTGCACAGCGTCACGGAGGCATTTGATGGCGGGCGTTGCCTTGAGGAATTTGCGCTTGATGGCTTTTCCGTCGGCGGCGTCCCCCTTGATGATGCGTCCGATCTTGGCATCTCCTGCACCATACAACCATGCGTATATAAAGACTTTCGCTTGGCTGCGCTCTGGTAATCCTGCGGCGTGCTGATTGGCTGTGTGGATGTCCTCATTCAAGATGATATGTCCATAAGCCCCGCCGTCATATTTAGACATATAGTGTGCAAGGCACCGGAGCTCCAATCCGCACGCATCGACGCCGACCTGTGTCCATCCTCCCGCATGAAAGAGTGCACGGCACTCCTTGCCATAAGGGCTGCCTACGGCGGGGACTTGGGCGACGTTGGGGCTGGCGTGGGCGGCTCTGCCGCTGACGGTGCCATTGGTAATGACGTGCCCATGGATGCGCCCATCGGGCTTTACTTCTTTTAGCCATGCGTTCATCCCGTCGGCGATCTGCCCAAGGCGTTTGGTGATGAGGAGGCTTTCTTCCATGATGCCCGCAAGATAACGTACTTCCTCGGGGGCGTTCTCGTCGTCCTTGATGAAGCGGAATGTCTCATCGTCGATCTTGAGGCGATAGTTCATGTAGTTCTCCACATCATCCTCCACGTCGTAGAGGTCGGGATTCGCAGGGCTGTAGCCGTGCATCCGGCGAAAGATGTACTCGATCTGCTTCCTGCTGTTGGGGTTGAAGTCTTTGTACCGCTGTATGGGCACGCCCTTTTTGTAGCCCAGTTTTTTGTTGTCTCTCTTTGGGATAAAGAGCTTGTCGGGGATGGGCGGGACGGCTGCGGTGAGCTGTGCACTGAGCACGGCCTGTCGCTCCCGCAAGGTGCACTCAAGACGCTCTGCTCCCTCTTTGTCGAAGGGAAAGCCGTTGCGTTCCTGCTGTGCCATGAGCCACTGAACGTCGTGCTCCAAGCGAATGGCGCGTTCACTGTAACCCTGCGTCGCAAGTTTCACATAAAGTTTGAAGGTGACCGTGACATCCTGTTTGCAGTAGTCGAGCATCTCAGGTGTGTACCGTTCCCATGCGCCCTCCTGCTCGCCATAGTCGCCCTTGTACTCGCCGAGGCGATAGCCCCATGCACGTAGGCTATTAGACTTATACAATCGCCGAGGGAGGCGGTCGCTCCGCATTAGTCCAAGGTCGATGGTGTCAAGGTTGCTGTAGATGAGACGGCTGAGGACAAGTGTGTCTACGATCTGCTCGCGCTGCTCGCGGGAGACAATAAAGTCGGGATAGACTTTAGACAGCGCAGGGATGTCAAAGGCGATGATGTTGTGTCCTGCGATCTCTCTGCCCTGCCTGAGGGCAACTCTAAGACGGTTCACACCTTTCTCTACGTCTCCTGCACCATAGCCGATGGTCTGCCCTGTCACTGTGTCATGGATGGCAAGGCAGTGAATCCGCGTAGTGTCGTCAAGGAGCCCGTCTGTCTCAATGTCAAAGATGAGCATGGCGTTACACCTTCGTGAAGCGTCGCGTCAAGTTGGAAATCTCATACTCGATGTCGATGCGCTTCTGGTTCAGTGCACTGTCGGTCTTGTCGATGCGCTCAAGCTCCCACCGACGCAAGGCGATGGCGCGGCGGATGTAGCCCATACGCAGGTCATTCACCTGTTCATAGAGGGAGATGAGGAGGAGACAAATCTTTTCGCAGAGGGTGATGAGGATTAACATATCGCATTTCCTTTCTTTGTTTGTCTTAGCTGTAGTAGCGTCTGTCGGCTTCTTTCTGTCTGCCGTCAGAGAAGCTGCTGAGACGGCGCAGGTAGCCGATGATGCGTGTCC